ATTTGAAACGCATTCTGAGAATAAACACGAGTAAGCTCACCTTCGATATCAACGAGTTTCTCGAATCTCACGACACAAGGCATAATTCTATTATCGATGATTTGCTCCGCATTTACATCACTCCCGCGCTCAGAAACTACCACTCTTGCAGCTTGTTTCTTAGCATTACGGCGATCTCCGCCTCGATGATATTCACTGCCAGCCTCAGCAATTGTATCCTTAGCTTTACGTGAATAACGTCCATTCGGCAAATAATTGCGTTCCACACTCTCCTCAGTGTTCTGTCTACCAACCCACGCAGGCACATCAATCTCTTCATCCAAATCAGCATCTTCTTCTCCGAAAGCAGCCCAAAGCTTATAAACCGCAAAAGCACCCGCTATGGCACCAGTTACAGCTATAACCTTAACAATAGTTGGATGCTCTTTAAAGAACTTGGATGTCCTCTCACGCATTCGACTCAACATACTCTCATACGCAATGACCGTCATACTCTGTTGTTCCTCAAACAATATTCCTCGACATCGCATACACAGCGGTTCACCGGCTAACGTGGCTTTCCTCTTAAGCAACACTTGCAAGTACTCACCCCAAGAAGCATTCAAACCATCGAGCGCCACAAATTCCTCAGCACACTTCTTAATACAATCCAACTCAATGCATCGATCCACAGTCAATATCGTTTTAAACGGTCCCGGACAAACAGCACGAGGAATAGACGTTTCGCCTTCCTTGGGGGCATACTTCGAGTTCCAATCTTTGCAAACCAAACAATCACGACCCTTACAATACTCCTCCCAATCACCAAAAGTCATCGTGCTTTTCACATGGTCAACAATTGTGGCTCCTCGGTCCAAGTCATCTTCAACATCTTCAACAACAGCTTCCAGCTCGTCGCCAAGACCGCACTCTTCGACTGCCATTACTTCATCATCGGGATGTTCACGCATGGATACAGCTGACCAACCACGTAAATTAAGACTGTTGGGCCGAATCATACTAACCTCAAACACATCACGCACAGGCTTCTTATCAAACCGACTCACATCAGAACCACCAGTGCGATACCATCCATCACAGAGAGTAAACTTAAACACATTTCGCACGTCAACCAAAATCGACGCATCAAACTCTTTTGAAAATAGATTACACTTACGAAATACCTCATTGGCTCGATCTTTAATTCTATCCACTGGCGTGAACATCAACTTATCAACATCAACCAAATAATGTTTTTCAGATAACAACCACCAAGGAGGGATATTCAAGAAAAAATTTTGATCCATTCCCAAAAACATATATGGATACTCATGAAGACACCTTATTGGTTTATTCATGGCCGCATACATCCTAGCCAACGAAGTGCTCAAATCATCATTGAACTCTTTAAACAACACCGCATCTATCTTACGCGCCGAGGTGGAACCACGCGTACTATACCAATAATGACTACGCGTGCTAACATTCACAAAACGATGATCGGCTGTGAAAAATTGAGGCTTTGCATCCCAAATACGACGACACAAATTACGAGTATACTCATACTCATCAGGATCTTCACCCGAAGACACGTCACTATCACTATCGCCTCGCTCACTAACACTCTCACGACGATTCAAAAACTTTGCCACTGCTTCTTGTCGCTCAAGATGCAAACGCGCTAACTTAACCACTTCAATCTTCAATGCATCATACGTCATCCAATCACTCAATGGAACACCTTCCATGACCGGATCACAAAACCGAAAACGCAAATGACTTGTATTTCCAACTTCCACTGTATGTACATCAAAACGCTCATGTTTCTTAACTTCAATTAAACAATCACGGCGTCGCCACAAAGCCTCCTTACTTTGTATAGAATTAGGGTTAGGGTACGCAATATTAGATGAAATAGAAATCATCTGAGACAAGAACTGGCGACCTTTCTCTGACACTTCTGCCATTTGCACTGTTTTTGGAACATTGCTCTTAATAGCAATCAATTCCGCATACGGATCAAACATCACAGGATCGCGCAATTGGCCAAAATCATCAATAACCACTGCAAACTGCTGGGAATAATCAGACCAAAACTTCTCATCCATTGCACGCGGATATATTCGGCGAAACTTAGGCACTTTAAAATCGTCGGCCACCTCGTGAATCAACTCAGTGGAAATAAACGATTTTCCAACACCAGGCTCTCCAAACAAATACACACAAAATGGATCAGGTCGACAACCAACATTCAAAGATATATGCGTTGCTTTATTAGATATTCGAATAATAGCATTCAAAGACTTCATAAATAACGCAGTTATATTCAAGGGTCGATAATCCAGACTCTGATAAATACGACTATACTCATCAGCCTGATCACGCAATCTACCAATTTCTGTATGAAGACCAGGATCACAAGTGAGCCGAATATATGTGTCCTCACGATCAAGACGACTCACAGCATCCATCCATTCAGTTATACGCTCTTTATTTTGATCCAACACTCGCAACGAACTTTGCTCCGGACACATCAAGTCAACAAATTTATCAACACTGGCATTAATTCCATCAACTACAGTCTGATACAACTTTATACCGCCATGCACACCCATGGAAATTTTACCAATATTTTGAAACTTTGTTGCTAAACTACCT